GTCAGGAATACCTACTGGATTTTTTAAGTAAGTATCAACAACCGAAGTATGTTCAGCAATCTCTGCTTCATACTTTTTCTTTAAAGCATAAAGAAACATATTACTCCTTCTTATTTGTTTTTACAAATTCAGCATATGTGGCTTTATCAGCATCACTAGCGACACCTGAGTCAATTCTAGCTTTAATACCTTCTATATTTTTATTTTTAACTATATCTAAGGTACTGTTATCTGATGAACCAATACACATTATCTTTTCTTTTTGTTCTTTTTCTTCTTCTTATCTTTTTTCTTATTTTTTTTCTTTTTTGCCATTGTATTATCCTCTATTAGATTTTACTGTTAGCTAGTTTATTTTTTACTTCAGCTTGATAAGCAGGGTCTTTAGCATATCTAGGGTCGGACATCGCTTGTGTCACTTGAGCCCAAGATGCAAAACCTTGTTCACCACTAGGAGATGCTTTACCTTCAACTAATTGAGGTTCACTTCCTGTTGATTGTGCATATCTTGCTTTAAGTCCTACTACTGCTAATTTCACAGCTTCTAAATCTTTACTGTTCACCGCAGTATTGTACGC